AGTCTGCGATGATGGGAAATCCCGGAGTGACTGAAAGACGTTTAAGTTATGAATGATCGCCTTTTTTTGCAAAATTGCTGTGCAGAAATACTAACCTTCGGGCGTGCGATCATTCATAAGCACTCTGCTTTTATTCCGATTAACTGTGGGTGGTTTGTTGGATAGAGTGCTTTCCTTACTGTATATATCGTTTCGCCCGCTTTTGCGTTTTTTTCTTTTCAAATCCCTTTCATTTCTCAGTGTAAAACTACGCCATCCGTTATTTGCGGAGGTGAGGCTATGAAATCCATGGACAAAATTTCAACGGGCATTGCCTACGGCACCTCCGCAGGCAGTGCTGGCTACTGGTTTTTACAGTGGCTTGATCAGGTCAGTCCGTCACAGTGGGCTGCGATTGGTGTACTGGGGAGTCTGGTTCTGGGCTTCCTGACTTATCTGACAAATCTGTACTTCAAAATCAGAGAAGACAAGCGTAAGGCTGCGAGAGGTGAATAATGTCGCCATCATT